AGGTAATAAATTAAAAGAATATGATGAATTATGGGTCCCTTCAAAATGGCAAAGAGATTGTTCTATTGCTCAAGGATATGACCCTAATAAAGTTAAAGTTGTTCCTGAAGGTGTTGATATTCATACATTTTATCCTGAAGAAACAACTCATGACTTAACATCAGATGGTAGGTTTAAATTTTTCTTGGCAGGAAGATGGGACTATAGAAAATCAACCAAAGAAATTATTGAAACATTTCTTAAAACTTTTGATAAAGATGAACCTGTTGATTTAATTATATCAATAGATAATATGTGGGGTAAAGATATGGATGGGTTTGAAACTACAGAAGAAAGGTTAGCTCATTATAATTTATTAGACCCACGTGTTAAAATTATTCACTTTCCATCAAGAGAGGATTATATTAAAATATTAAAATCATGTAATGTATTTGTATCTTGTGCTCGTTCTGAAGGTTGGAATTTACCCTTAATTGAAGCAATGGCTTGTGGAATACCATCTATTTATTCTAATTGTTCTGGTCAATTAGAATTTGCTGAAGGCAAAGGAATACCAGTAAATATTTTAGAAGAAAAACCAGCAGATACTAATTCATATGCTCGATATAAAATGAGTGATCTTCCTGGTAATTATTATGAACCTGATTTTAATCATTTATCTCAACAAATAAGATTTACTTATGAATTTTATGACCAAGTTAAAGAAAAATCATTACAAGAATCTAAAGAAATTAGAAGAGATTTTAGTTGGGAAAAAATAGGTGAAATTGGTTTAAAAACAATATTAGAATTTAATCAAAAGTATCCTTATATTCCTCAAAAAAATGAAATAAAAGTTAGTTATATTGATGGTCCTAAAGTTGAAATTATAGGCGATAACGATGAAGAATATGATGTTGAATTTTTAGACGAAAATGATAATGTTGTTCATAAAAGTACTATTACAAATAATATGTGGACATTATGTAGTCGAAAATACTATACTAAATGGAAAATTAAAGTTAATGGAACTATTGTAGATGAATTTAATCTTACTGATAAACGTGTATTAATTGGACTAGAATCAAAGAGTATTGGTGATACTATTGCTTGGACTCCATATGCTGTAGAATTTGCAAAAAAACATAATTGTAAAGTAATTTTAAGTACATTTCATAACGAATGGTTTAAAGGTTTAGATACTTATAAAGACATTGAGTTCATAGAACCAGGACAATCAACAGAATGTCACGTAATATATAAAATAGGATGGATAAGAGGAGAGAGTGGAAAGTGGGATAATTTTGAATATTATCCTAATTATATTCAATCCCAACCTTTACAAAAAACTGCATCTGATATTTTAGGTTTAGAATTTAAAGAGTTAAATTATGGTATAAATTTTATTCCAAAACCAAAAGCAACAAAAACAGATTATATAGTTATAGCTCCTGAATCAACAACAGGTTGTAAAGAATGGCCATATGATAGTTGGGTAGCATTATCTAAAATGTTACGTGAATTAGGTTACACTGTAGTTACCCTTACAATTAAACCCTATAATATAAAAGGTAATTTAAATATTCATGGAAAAACATTAAATGAATCTATGGACATTTTACATAACTCAAAACTTTTAGTAGGATTAAGTTCAGGTTTATCTTGGATAAATTGGGCTTTAGGAAAACAAACCGTAATGATAAGTGGTTTTTCTCAAAAAGATCATGAATTTTTAAGTAATAATGTAAGAATTCAAAATGAATATGCTTGTAATTCTTGTTGGGGTAATCCAAACTTTACATTTGATGCGGGTGATTGGGATTGGTGTCCTATTTGGAAAGGAACAGATAAGCAACACATTTGTGAAAAATCTATATCTCCTTTAACGGTATTTAATTCTCTACCAAACATTTAAATTTAATAGCATTTTATAGATTCTTTTTCATATTTATTACTAGAAACAATCTAATAAAATGGCAGAAGTACTATTATCTCCGGGTGTATCATTGAGAGAAAACGACACCTCTCAAATAACTTCAGGCCCTATTACAGCAGGATTAGCTTTAATAGGCCCTACTGTTAAAGGTCGTGTTAATATTCCAACTCTTGTAACAACTTACAGCGATTTCCAAAGTAAATTTGGAGATTTATTTGAAAGCGCATCAGCTAACTATGAATTTTTAACTTCTATAGCTGCTTACAATTACTTCCAACAAGGTGGTGAAAGTATTTTAGTAACCCGAGTTACCTCTGGTTCATATACTTCAGCTACTTCTAGTATAGGTAACCAAGTTCCAGCAACAAATGGAGCTTACGCTAGTTGCAGCTTTACATTAAATACTTATCAAGATTTAACTGTTGTTCCTTCAAATGAAGTAACTCCAAACTTCCAAACTAACTTTATATTTGGAAATTCTTGGTATAAATTTATAGCTGTAAACACTTCAGGAAGTGGTACTATTCCTCAAGATGATGCTGATGGATTAGTTTATTTCTATGCTTGGAATAGCGGATCAGATAGTAGAGCTACATTAAACCAAAATCTTCAAACTAAAATGAATACTGTTTTAGGTTCGAGCGGTGCTGGTTTATTTACAGTTAACTATAATTCTGGTAATAACACTATTGCATTAACTGCTTCTCTTCAAGGAGTTGCTTATAACGGATCTTATATTACATTAGATGATCCTGTTCCTTACTATGATGCTAATTATGCTCTTATTGGATATGTAACAAGTGGTACTGGATTATTAGGAACTACAGCAAATGGTGCTAATGGAAACCCAGGATATGCATTTACTTTAGAAACTATTTCTGAAGGAGTTATTATGAATAATAACCAAGGACTTCAGTCAAATGGTTCATTAATAAGTGGTAGTGCAGATAACGTAAGATGGCAAGTTGTTAGCCCTGATACAGCTAGTGGTACGTTTACATTGTTAATTCGTCAAGGTGATGATACAACAACAAATCCTAACGTATTAGAAAGCTTTACTAATGTAAGTTTAGATCCTAATCAAGCTAACTACATTGAAGCAGTAGTAGGTAATTACAGCCAAACCGTAGCTTATGATAGCTCAACAGGTCAATACTATATTCAAGGTAGTGGATCATATGCTAATGCTTCTCGCTATGTACGAGTAAAAGAAGTATTAACACCAACTTATAATTATTTCAACAACAACGGTATTGCAAAAACTCAATACTACAATTCAATTCCAACAACTGGATCAGGTAGTTTTGGTGGTGCTTTTGGAAACGATTTAGATTACACAACTAACTTATATCAAAACATTAGCACAGTTACTCAAGGATTAGTAGCATCTGACTATACTATAGTTGATGATATTTTAGCTAACCCAGATGAATACAACTTCCAATTAATTTCAGCTCCTGGTATTACACAACAATACCAATCAACCGTAGTATCTCAATATATTACTATGGCTGAAGAAAGAGGTGATTGTTTCTATATTACTGATTTAGTAGGATATGGAGCTACAATTAATACTCCTGGTATTTTAGCTAACCAATTAAATACAAACTATGCTGCTGCTTACTGGCCTTGGGTTCAAGTATTAAGTGCAGCTACAGGTAAGTTAGTATGGGTTCCAGCTTCAACAGTAATGCCTGGTGTTTATGCATTTAACGACCGAGTAAGTGCTGAATGGTTCGCTCCTGCTGGTTTAAACAGAGGTGGTGTTGCTGGTGCTTTACAAGCTGAAAGAAAATTAGGCACAAACGATCGCGATACTTTATATCAAAACAAAGTTAACCCAATTGCTAGTTTCCCTGGTGTTGGTTTAGTAGCTTATGGTCAGAAAACATTACAGACCAAAGCTTCAGCTCTTGATCGTATTAACGTTCGTCGTTTGTTGATTAACTTAAAGAGATATGTTAGAGTAGTTGCTGAAAGCTTATTATTCGAACAAAATACTTTAACTACAAGAAATAACTTCGTTTCACAAGTTAACCCATACATGGAATCAGTGCAACAAAGACAAGGTCTTTATGCATATAAGGTAGTAATGGATGATAGTAACAATACTCCTGACGTAATTGACAGAAACCAATTGGTAGGAGCTATTTACATTCAACCTGCTAAAACAGTTGAATTTATCTACATTACCTTTAACATTACCCCAACTGGTGTGACTTTTGGAGCTTAACATATTTATAACAAGATAAAAACATAAGACAATGCCAGTATTAAACCCTAACGAAATAATGTTTACAGCTTTTGAACCAAAAGTTCAAAACCGCTTTTTAATGACTATTCAAGGTGTTCCTTCATACTTAGTTCATAAAGTAAAATTCCCTGATATTAACTTAAAAGAAATTAAAGTTGATCATATTAACGTATATCGTAAAGTTAAGGGAAAAGCTGAGTGGCAAGACATGACACTGAATCTTTACGATCCTGTAACACCTTCAGGTGAACAGGTAGTAATGGAATGGATTCGTTTATCACACGAATCAGTAACAGGCCGTGATGGTTACTCAGATTTCTACAAGAAAGACATCACATTAAGTGAATTAGGTCCTGTAGGTGATGTTGTAGGTGAATGGATCATTAAAGGTGCATTTATTAAACAAGCCAATTTTGGTGATGGTGATTGGAGTCAAGGTGAATCGTTAAAAGACATTCAATTAACTCTCGCTATGGATTATTGCATCCTGAACTACTAAAAAATATATACTTAAAAGGTACAAAGGAAGTCTGGTTTTTGCCAGACTTTTTTTGTTTGTATATATTTATTGTAAATAAGTTATTATGAGCGAATTTAAATTTCCAACAGAAGTTATTGATTTACCTAGTAAAGGTTTAATCTATCCAGAGTCTAGTCCATTAAGTTCAGGAACTATTGAACTAAAGTACATGTCTGCTAAAGAAGAAGACATTTTAACAAATGTTAACTTTATTGAAAAAGGGATTATAGTTGATAAATTACTACAAAGTTTAATTGTAAGTAAAATTAATTATAGTGAACTAATCACTGGTGACAAAAATGCTATTTTAGTAGCAGCACGTATTTTAGGTTTTGGTGCTGAATATCCTATTGAAGTATTAGATAAATACGGAAAGAAAATTCCTGTTACTATTAACTTAAGTGAATTAAAAAATAAACCTTTTAATGAATCTTTATTTGTAAAAGAAAAAAATGAATTTATTTATGTTTTACCACAAAGTAAAGTAACTGTTGTTTTTAAACTTTTAACACATGGAGATGAACAAAAAATTGAAGAAGAAATTAAAGGATTAAAGAAAACACGTCCTCAAGAAAGTTTTGACGTAACTACCCGTTTAAAACACCAAATTCTCGCAGTAAACGGCGATAGTAACACAGAAAAAATTAGGATGTTCGTAGATAACATGTTGTTATCTGATTCACGAGCTTTGCGCAAGTATATCAATGAAATTTCTCCTGACTTAGACATGGTGTTTAGTTATGAAGATTCTAAAGGAGACATTGTGGAGGGTGTCTCTATGCCTATGAATATCAACTTTCTTTACCCTGACGCCGAACTATAGATCAGGTTTTATGAGTGAAATCCATGATTTAACTTATCATGGAGGTGGTGGATTTATCTACAGTGAAGTTTGGCAAATGCCTATAATGACTAGAAGATTCCATATTCGTAAAATTAATGAATTTTTAGAAAAAAAGACAGAAGCTGAAGAAAAAGCAATGAGAGGAGACACGATGATAGATGCTAAATCTTATGCTAAAAGTATACAAGTACCTGATTTTGTTAGTACAGTAAAAAAATCATAATTTAAATATTTATTAATATGGCTGATCCAAATGATTCTTTATTTTCTAAAATAAGTGTTGATGATGAATTAATACAAAATACTAGAAATGCTTCTCAAGAATTTAACAATTTAAAAAATAATATTAGTAGTACTGATTTTTCTAAAGTCAATTCAGGTGTTAAAGATTATAACAGTGCTACTAGAGATTTAAATGAAGCTTTAAAAGAAACAGTTGATTATTTAAAAGACTTAAAAAGTCAGGGAGATTTGTGGGCTAAAAAAACTTTAGAAATT